CCTATGAATTTTTCCACTTCACCCGGTTGGCCACTGAGCGGAAAGAAACGTGATTATTTGGTTCTATGTGATCCGGAGGAATTCCCTGATGTTGGTTATCCCCAATCTTTTTCGGAAGAAATATGGGATGAAGTTGATCGCACGTGTGAAATTCTTCGCAAAGGTGAACGTTGTTATTTTGTTTGGAAAGCGTGTTTGAAAGACGAACCTACAAAGTTAACAAGTGAGAAGGTGAGAGTGTTTCAAAGCGCCCCACTAGCTTTACAACTGTTGATTCGCATGTACTTTTTACCTTTGGTTCGCATTATGCAATTGAACCCATTATTAACAGAATGCATGGTGGGAGCAAATGCAGAAGGACCAGAATGGGGTCAACTTAATGAACATATGATTTCCAAGGGAAATAACATACTCGCCGGTGATTACAGTAAGTATGATCAGAGGATGCCTGCACAGTTAACAATTGCGGCATTTGACGTTCTAATATCTGTAGCAAAGCAGTGTGATTATAGACCTGAAGATATAACGCTTATGGAATCAATCGTGTCAGAAATCGTGTATCCTCTTATGGCATACAATGGTGATTTGCTTATGATCTTTGGATCGAATCCTTCAGGTCAAAATTTGACTGTTATTATCAACTCCATTGTCAATTCTTTGCTATTGCGTTGTGCGTACTATTCTATTTATCCTGAAGATAGTGCGCAAGATTTTTATCAGAATTGCGCTTTTGGAACGTACGGTGATGATGTTAAGGGGTCTGTATCTCCTAATCGTCCTTTATTCAACCATATTAGTTTTGCGACATATCTAGCACAATACGATATTAAATTTACGATGCCAGACAAAGAATCTGTCGCTACCGAATATATGACACCCGATGAAGCTGATTTCTTGAAGAGAAGTGACGTATACAATAAGGATTTAGATGCACACATTGGTGTTTTAGATGAGTCATCTATCTTTAAACGTTTGCATGCGCACCTTCTTTCTAAGGAATTGACTTTACTTGAGCAGTCAGCGCAGAATATTGATTCGTCCTTACATGATGGGTTTGAGTACGGTAG